ACTTAATATTAACTAAATTTATTTAGTAAATACTATTGACTTAATATTTAGTAAATACTAAATTACATCTCATAGACAACAAAAAGCCCCAGCGTTGCGCAAACAACCTGGAGCATGACCCATCACCCTACTGAGTGAGACTATTATGAGTCAATCAAAGAAGAATATCAAATTTGCATTCGGTGCAATGCTCACTGCCGGCGCTATAGCCGCAGTCGCATCATTCGCCTTTGCACTTCAACCAGCTAAAACCTCTAGTGAATTGGCAGAGCCTCAAATCAACATCGCTGCAAAGCATTACGAAGTTCAAAGCGTAAATTGCAATCAGATCTGTGTCGCTACTGTCAAAGCTGACGAATACAACATTTATGTCGAGTATGCGTTAGATGATGGCTCGGTTGAGTTTCTGGACATTCTCAATGTCGTACGTCATGAGAAAGCGGTTAATGCCTATGTTGATCGTTATGAGATTGAAAAGATTAATGCTGCGATTGTCGGGGGTGTGAAGTGAAAGAATTACCTCCAGTTGAACCACAAAAATGCCCCGAGCAAATGCCAGTCTCTTACTTTGGAGCAAGTTACGAAGATTCCTACTGCGTAGATGGTTATCTGTGGGACTTAGATAGTGATGAAGATGGGGATGGTCTGCTGACAAATGGTGGCGACATTCCTTGTCCATTTTGTAAGCCAGAAGCTCACGCTAAATATCAGTTGGAAAGTGATGATGACCAGATTGTTTGCCTTAAATGCAAAACTGAACTTACTGAACTCAAGTGGGCTGAGACAGAAAAACCATCAGTAAAACTTTATGGATTTTGCTCAAAGTGTAATTGCAATCAGTGGGCAGAAATCAAAGAAGTGGAGTATGACCTATGAACACTTACGCTCAATTCTGTGGATGTGGTGCGGCAATCAGATCTATCGAAGTGGTACGCGCTGAAAGCCAATTGCTGCAGCTTGCAGATGAACTCGAGAGCATGTCTACCGCAGAAGATGTAATCAAGGTTGAAGGTAATACGATCACTCTGACTTATGTAGGTCGCGGCATGGAAATCATATCCCTTTGTCTTGATGACAAATATTCAGACAACACTCGAATTCACTATGCACGTGAAAACATAGCCCGCCTTGAGAAGATTAGATCGGATCTTCTTGGAAACATGGCTGCCTAAGGAGAGGAATATGAACTCTGAAAATTTCACATTCACCAGAGCAGAACGGAAAAAGGCAAAGTTAAAGCTAAACCTTAACGGTCCTTCTGGTAGCGGGAAAACCTACAGCGCCTTAAAAATGGCAAGCGGTTTGGGCTCTAAAATCGCAGTAATTGATACTGAAAATGAATCTGCATCTTTGTATGCCAATGAGTTTACCTTCGACACATTACCTCTTCGCCCGCCTTATACACCGGAACGCTTTGCAGGCGCTGTGTATGCAGCCTATAACATGGGCTATGAAGTACTGATTATCGACAGTGCTTCGCATGAATGGATTGGCACTGGCGGCTGTTTGGAGATTAACGACCAGACTGCACGCACTAGATTCAAGGGTAATACTTGGTCTGCATGGTCAGATACCACACCGCGTCATCGTCGATTCATTGATGCGATTTTGCAGACAGATATGCACATCATTACTACCACCCGCGCTAAAACTGAAACAGTTCAAGGTGATGGTAAGAAGATTCTAAAACTTGGCATGAAGGCTGAGCAACGTGACGGGTATGAATACGAGTTGACCGTGGCTTTGGATGTGGTTCATGACAATCACGTCGCAGTACCTACAAAGGACCGTACAAAGTTATTTAATCCAGATGGTGAGCAGATCACAAAGGAAACCGGTGAACGAATTCTTGCTTGGTTGAATGATGGTAAGTCACAGGAAGAAGCTTTACTTGAAGCATATCAGGAAGCTATTGCAAGAATTGGTGACACCAACGATATAGCGGAACTTGGCATCATCTATACGCAGTTCAAAGGTACTGACTACGAGCAACAGATCATTGCTGAGTGCGCCAATAAAAAGGCAAGCCTATCTGAATCTCAGGGAGTGGTGACATGACTGTAATGCTCTCTCCTAAAGATCAATGGCTCGAAGATTTTGATTCGATGGTCGCAGGTCGTCGCACAGTTAAATTGGTGGACTCGGTTCCGGTTGATGCAAATGGATATGAGTGCCGATTGGGTCAAACTGTTTATCACCGGATCGGTGCTGATGGCTTCTTTTTCTCAAATGGTCGCCTTTGGATTAGACATTCTCTTAATCGTCATTGTTGGGATATCACGAAGATCGGCTGCGATCTTCTATCAAGCAAAAAGAATCGCATACCGATGATGGAAGCACGTATTAAAACTGCTTACAAGCCTCAAGCGACTGAGTATTACCGTCCGGGCTCGAAGTATGTCGGAGATTAACATGAATAAATTAGAAGGTGGCGTGATGAGATTAGCTAAATTTACGGCAAGCACTCAAAAGCTTAAAAAGGCCGGCTTGTATCAAAAGGGTGCAAGAAAAAACGGCTTAATCAAAGTTAATAGATATGCAAATTGCACAATAAAGCTTACAGAAAACGGCCCTGTAATCATCCCTGAAAATCTTATCTACTTTTTCACTGAAAAAGAACTTCAAGCATTAAAGGACGGGAAGACACTAATTAAAAATGGGAAGGTGGCGTGATGGATATTCATAAAGAATTACTTGCTTACGAGCAATCACTTCAAGATAACGGATTTTTTAAAGTTGAAAACATCGGTATGTGTACCGTCTTTGATCCAGAGCAGAATAAGTACCACCCTTCTGACTTGTGCGATCCAAAGGAATATAAATTTATTGACATGTTGAATGTCGGGTGGACTGCATGGCAAGCAGCCAAAGCCCAAGCGGTGCCTGACTTAAGTGAGCTGCAAGAAAGGATTGCAGGACATCAGTATTACCATGATGAACATGGCCACATGATTGTAGATATGGATGATGTGGTTAAGGAAATCAGCAGTTTTGATAGCTGCAAAGCCCAAGCGGTGCCGGAATGGATTTCAACTTCCGAGCGCATGCCGAATGAAGGTGAAGAAGTCTTTGTTCACTACTATGGGCAAATATCTCAAGCAACCAGAGATAAAAAATATTCAGGTGGATTTAAACAAAGAAATTGCTATGGCTGGGAGTCTGTTAGTTCCTATATATCCCACTGGATGCCAAAGAGTATTGAATTGCCTGAACCGTACCATTTTTATTATGAGAATGATGCAAAGCAAAAAGCCCTAACTGAAGCACAGGAGCCAGCCAATGACTGAAATTCAACAAACAAACATCCAGGTGGCCAACCACATCATTGATGAGCTGCACAAGGACAAGCCTTTTAATTTGGTTTTGGATGCAGGTCAGACCGGATCTTTATACAACATTGCAAGTGAGTCACATCGCTTGCACAGTGATTTTGTTCGCAAGCTGGAGGCAACTTTAAGACAGCGCGTGAGCAATGGTATTGGCGTGATTCTTGAGATTAATAGCAATGCTGATTTGTATTACCACATGCTGTCGTCATATATCGCGAAGTTTGATCAGTATGGCGTGGTGAAGAGTTTGGGAGAAGTGTCGTGAAGCTCTATGAAGTAAAACACCCCTACTACTGCGAATCTCAGAATTATTTTCAGCGAATGGATTCAGCTACTGAAACTTATTTTCGATTTGACTGCTGGGAAAGTTTCCATAAGGAAGCGAAAGATTGGGATGATGATTGGAATTATTTATTCAGATGGGATTGGGAGCCTGAATGGATTGATGAAGATGGCGAATATGAATCAATACCCGAACACCTCAAGCTCTACTTTTTTATGCAGCGCAAAGGCTTCCATGTGACTATGCACATTAATGTGACTAGGGAAGATGAGCCTCAAGTCAAAGAATACTTAATTCAAAAGTCAAAAAACTTAAAGGCTACATGGTTTCCTATTTTGAATAGTGATGAAGAAATCAAAGCAGGTAAAAGATTGGAGGTGAATGATGGGAGCACTTAAGTACACCATTACGGTTGAGTCGGATGCGCCTCCACAGCTTTTTTTGGGTGCAATCATTGGTGGTGCAACGGTAGTGGGAATGCAGCAAGAGAAGGTTGAATTAATTTCTGCTGCTGAGATAGCACAGCGACATGGTATATCGACTGCTACGGTTCGCAGAAAACTAGCAGCCATCAACCAAGGTACGGAAGGTAAGTTTTTATATGATCCTGTGGCAGCATCACAGTTGCTCAGGGATTCAAAAACTAAGCGTGGCAGGAAGAGAGCTAACTAGGCTCTCTTTTTTTATGAGTTAAACATTTCAACTAATTCATCAGCGTCTGGATTGTAATAGACGTTCACTAGCACTTCGATTTTCTTATGACCGGTAATTTTAGCCAACACTTCAACTGGTAATTTACGCACCTTCACCATTCTTGAAATGGCCTCATGTCGAGTGTCGTGAAAATCCAAATCTTCAATACCTGATTCCAGTTTTCTTCTTTCCCAAAGCTTTCTAAATGCATCTGCCGACTGAGGGATAATTTTTTCATCTTCATGCGGTATTAAAGCCAGTAGGTCTTTTGCGAATTTAGATAGTGGCACATTACGCTTCGATCCGTTTTTGGTTTTAGGCAAATGCACATATCCATCATAAATTTCAGAGCGCTTCATGCTGAGTATTTCACCTTTACGCATGGCAGTCTCAATGGCAAATAAAAATCCCCATGCAACATAGTGTTGTGGCAAAGTTGGTATCTGCCCTATTTCATACTCCAGTAGCTCAAGCATTTTATCTATTTCATGCTGAGCGATTCGACGGTAGCGTGATTCGGGCTTAATGGGCTTGGTGATCTGCATCCAGGCATTTACGTCCAGCAGGAACATTTCCTTTTGAGCATAAGTGAACATGGCAGAAAACAGAGAGATTTCCTTAAGTACTGTATTTTCTTTTACCTGAGTACTACGCCTATTACGCCAAGCGGTTAAATCCTGCGGTGTGATGTCATGAATATTTTTATAGGCCAACTCACCAAACTTGTTTTCAAAGGTTTTGTATTGGACTAGGATCCAGTCTTTAGACTTTGAATGTCTGCCGACTTTTTCAAAATACTCATCAAATAATTGCTTGAAGGTAAAGATAGGCTTGGTTTCTTCTGCTACTGATTCGCCAGCATTGGCCTTAAGTTCTAATATCTTTAAAGCAGCCCATTGCTCGCATTCTTTTGCGGTATCTCGGGTAGCTGAATAGCGCTTACCATCAAACATAAGTTCGATTCGGTAAGCATCACCTCTTTTTCTAGGCTTAGGTAATTTCATCGTATGGGTCTTGGCGTAATCTTGGCGTAAATTATGGCGTATTTTCACCAAAATGCACAACATTTGCGCCAACTGCGACAAATAGTAGATATTAAAAAAGGCCTACAAGTCATTGAATTGCTTGTAGGCCTTTGTTTTATCTTGGTAGGTATATCCAGACTCGAACTGGAGACCTCTACGATGTCAAAGTATGGAAAAATTAATTAAATTATATACTTATAGTTAATTGGCGTAAATTTGGAGTAAATGCGAAGTTATCCACAGGAAAACAACTACTTGCAAGCGTCTATTATATCATCTATTTTGCCTTAAAAAAGGAGAATAAAAATGAAAAACTGGCTCTACTTTTATATAGTGCACACGATTCAGAAAGGAAGTGTTTTTAAGAAGGAGCCGGGTTGGGCGGTGGTTAAGTAAATGCAGCTAAAGCCCTCACTGAGAGGGCTTATGTATTTTTATATAAGCATCAACTTTGGCTGAACATTCCGCATACTGCTCCATATGTTCAATATAGCGAGTTAGTAATTCCCCCATCGTGCCATTGTTCAAGCCCTTCAATTGATCACAAGGATTAAGGAGGCTGGCTGGTATTTGCGGCAATGCGGGCGGCTTCGGCGATACGCATGCCGGCATCATCAAGCTTGCACTCAGAATAGACACGCTCAGTAATAACTTTTTCAGTTTCATGTTTTATATCCCTGAATTGGATTTTTATATTATTTCGTTCGGCTTCTAATTCATTTTCAACAATGAATACTTTGGCTTTCCAGGCATCAAGCGCATCCTGATAGGCCTTGTTCACTTTGTTGATTCGATCAATGCAGGCGACATCAGCACCGGCGAACTTTTCTTTCCAGTGATTGGCACGCCATGTCTGTACACCAAGGCCAATTAACATCAGCAATAAAAAAGCCGCCAAAAATATAATGACGGCTTCGTAAAATTTAGCGATGACGGCTTTTATCATCTCCAACCCCTCAACTTAACCAGATGAGCTTTGCGATCCGCCAGACCATTAGTACCGCCATTGATCCGGCGCGTAATAGCCAACACATCATCCTTATCAGCTAAAGCATTCAAGCCATTGTCAGACCAGAACTTGCAAGCGACCATTAGGCCGATGCTCGGAATGGCCACAATTTCAGGATTGTTCTCAAAGTCAATGCCAAGCTGCTGCCCATACTTGCGATAGTTGGTACGGCCAGTTAATTGAATTGGCCCACGACCTTTATATCGCTTCCCATCTCCTGCTTGCGTATTACCTAAATCCTTTCGACCTTCATAAGCTGCACCTGATGCGATTTCCTCCATGTATCGAAAGTTGCCCGACTCATGTGCAAGTTGTGCAAGGAAGTGAATAAAGCGAAGCGAGTTATCCAGGATGCCATAGGTCCGCATGTGAATATTAGCAGCCAGACCAAGTTCTTCAGCACGCGCTTGACTGGCACCTAGTTTTTTAAATACTGCAGTCAAGGTGCCACGGCCAATAATGCCGTCATCGTGCACACCCACTGCTCTTTGGAGTTTTTTAATTTGAGTGGTGTTCATCATCTTTATCCGTATTAAAAAATTTAGGACGTGCACCACCCTTACCCCAGATGTAAAGCTGTCGGGTAAAGAGTGCGAATAAAATGCTTACCGTGGTGTAAAAAAGGGATCCAGCTGGACTGGGCGAATACTCATCTTTAACAAAAAGTGCTGCCCCAAAAAGGATCGACAATACCAATAGAAAATCGATATGTTTTGGAAGTTGAATTTTTGGATGAAATGCCATGATGGCAAACGAAACTATAAATAACACCAAAGCCGTTTTACTTATGATTAGCAGCATCTTCATTCTCCTTTTTGACCAAACCAAGAACTCTTGATCGAGCCAAACTCAGCAATGCTTCAGCTGTACTCTTACCAGCAGCGCCCAGAATGAAACCAAATAGTTCTGGGTAGTTACCGCTAGCAAGAAATAAACTTGCCGGTTTAGCAAAGACCACACACAAAATGAATCCTGCGAAGAACCCTATCCAGCGATCCCGAGTTGGCTCCTTGCTTAATAGAAAGCCAAAAGTTGCGCCCAGCACACCTGTAAAAAGGATGTGTGAATGGTTCTTGATGCTTTCCAATACTTGACTAAGAAAGTCCATATACATCCCCTTTAGTCATACATACCCCCTATAAAATCGACAATAAAAAAGAGCCTGTCGGCTCTAGTGGCGGATCAGTGGAATAATCGTTGGACATTGCGCCCCCTAAATTTTGGTGATAAAAAACCCTGATCCAATTAAAGTTCAGGGTTGGTGTGGGTTTGTTGGGTGATTTTAATGGACATTAAATCCTTCACCGTAAATTAAAATATTCTGAATAAAACCAATAGATTTATAAGAGAAATAAGACAGCACTAAAAACATAACAAAATCCATTCGCCCTTTTTCTTTTATCATCACAATGATGTAGAAAATAAACATAAGGATCATAATTCTATTTGAGCCTAAAAAGTACGAAGCTGCTAATATGGGTAGTCCTCCCAAAACTACGCTCATTTTCCGGATAGAGATTACAGCTAGTAAGTATAGAACAGAAACTTTAGCCAATGCATTTAACCCAACATCCCCATCTATTGCAGAGTAGACTGATATTTTTCTCAAAATATGTTCTTTATTTAAAAGAATTACAGTTGCTAAAATAATAGTCGAACCAATCAACAATACTATTTTTTTCCATAGAG